GAGGCGGGGTGGAACATTCACCGGGTCAACTTTGGGGGTCGGGCACAAGATCCCGATGCCTTTGTGAATCGATCAGCGGAAATGTGGTTCACCGTGGCCCGGTTGTTGGAAAAGTGTGAGATTATTATGCCGGACGACGACGTTTTGGCGCAGCAACTCACCCAGCGCCGATGTTCGGCCAATAAAAACGGTAAACTGAACCTGGAAAGTAAGTCTGAGATGAAGGCTAGGGGATTAAGTTCGCCGGATAGAGCGGATGCAGTGGTGATGGCGGTCGGTGCGAAGGGTCAACTGGACGATATGTTGATGGAATATGTCCGGCCTAGCCTTGATGAAGTGTTAAATGGCTCATTTCCGGAAGATTCCTTGCCAGATGGCATGGATGTGGGCCTTTAAACGGAAAATTGGCCGACGCCTCGCGGCGCCGACCAATTTTTACTCTGCATTTCCCCGTTTTATTTCTTCAAGGCGATCACTGCTATTGAGATTGCGATCACACCCATGAAGAGGCTGTCGGCCAAAGCCATAATTAAACCAAGTTCATTCATGACGCCCCCTTTCAGTCCAATAGACGCCCCGCCTGTCCACTGCTGACTACACTAATACGTCAATTGACGTATTAATTGTTGCTCGGACCGTATTTGTCCCGTCATAAAATGATCGATGGGACTTTTGTCGCGTAAAGAATTGCATGAAGCAATTCGGGATGATTTAGCAGACCGCAATTCTTGGGATACGCGGCAAAGCATGTTCTACCGCATGCGCCACAACGGACTTCGGCGCAAAAACAAGCCATGGCCCGGTGCCAGTGACGCGCATTTCCCGTTATCCGATACCGTCATTCAGCGGTTGGCGCCCTTTTACTTTCAGCAGATGTTTGCAACGGACCTGATCGCGCAATTTACGCCGATTCGGGATAAGACGACGGCTTACGCTAATGCTGCTGCTCAATGGTTCGACTACCAGTTGAAACAGAAGTCGAACATTGAAACTGAAATTTTAAGCGTGATTGATTTCATGCTGATGAGTGGGCGCGGGGTAATCAAAACCTACTGGGACCATGACAAGAAACAGTTGGTGTTCCAGAACATTGATCCGCAGCACATCATCGTCCCGACCTGGACGCGCAACTTGCAGGACGCTGACCGGATTGTTCATGTCCAGCACTACTCGGAAGAGGCTTACCGGCGCAATGAGTTGTTTAGCCAGGATGAGGGGTTGATCAAGCGCATTAAGGGCGCTGGCACCGATGTCCGGGGTGACAACATTAAGGTGCAAGCCCAGTACCAGCGTGAGGGGCTGACCTATAACGAGGAAGATTACATCATTGTTTGGGAAGTCTGGTGCCGGGACGAAGATGGTGCCTGGTACTGCGAGACATTTAGCCCGCTACGCCCGGATGAAGATATCCGTAAGGCGTTCAAGATCGGCAAGGGTTATGGAAACAAGCACCCGTTTAGCCAGTTTGAGTATGAGGTAAAGGACGGTCGCTGGTACAGCCCGCGTGGCGTGACTGAGATTGTTGCGGTTCATGAGGCGGAACTGACTAAGCTGCTCAACGAGAAGAACGATTACATGACGCTGGTCAACCGGCCCTTGTTCCGTTCGGCGCGTGAGATTCCGAATGCGGCTAACCTGAAATTTTCGCCCGGTCAGATTTTACCATACGACATCCAACCGATCCCGATGCCGGCACCGCCGGTTTCGTTTGATCAATCGATGATGTTCACCCGTGACATCGCCGAGCAACGGGTTGCTACGCCTGACTTTGGTATGAGCCAATCTCTGCAAAACGCCGAGCGCCGCACGGCTACAGAGATCAATCAAATTTCAAACCTGTTCAGCCAGAGCAGTGACTTGCGGTTGCGCATTTTCCGCATGGGCCTTAACCGGCTCTACAACTGCGCGTGGATGCTGCTCAAAGAGCATAGCAAGTCTTCGCTGGATTACTGGTATGAGGACACGGTTAAAGAGTTAAACCCGGATGCACTTAGTGAGTCTTATCACATTCGCCCAACCGGAAGTGCTGACGGTGTTAACCGCGACTTTATCTACCAACGCGCAGTCAATCGCATGCAGATGTTTGTGAACGATCCGTTCATCGATCAGGGCGAGCTACGCAAGAGCGTGCTGGAGGCCGATGATGTTGCACTGGTCAAACGCTTGTTCATGGATCCTGAGTTGAAGATGGCCGACCAGGCTGAAGACCAGGCGAACGAGTTAACCTTCATGCGACTCGGATTCCCGGCAGTGGTGAAAGAGACGGATGATCACGCCACGCATATCCGAACGATTTTGGGATACATTCAATTGTCATCTCAGACAGGCCGACAAGTTGAACCAATGGAGATGCAAAGACTCCAAGAGCATATTCAAGCTCACTTGGAGCTACTCCGAAAATCCGACAAAGATGCCGCTAAAGAGGTGGAGGCGGAAATTGCCGGCCTGTTAGCAGGTGGCTCGCAACCAGTAGCCGGTCCTCAAGAACAAGCGATGGGGGCACCCGCAGAAATGCCTGTTGAGGCGCCACCTGCGGCAATGCCTGAACCTGTGTCTTTAGGCACGAACCAAGGGGCTGAATATGCTGCGTAAATTGCGGGCCGCCTACAATTTTATGCGCCTGTGCGGAGTCGCCTGGCGCACATTGCCTGAGTGGCGTCAGACCGATGCTGCTGAGTTGAATAGATTTTTTCAGGGACAAACCGGGGAGCGGCTGAGGGAAACGCTTCTGGCCATGACGGTTCAGCAGTCCCTGGACGGTACATCGAGGGCGGGAAACGATCTGGAGTATCGCGCAGGATACGCTGCCGGTTTTAGAGGGGCGGTGGCGACCTTGGATGCGCTAATGGCCAAGTCGGTGATCACCGATTCAGATCACCGTCCCGATGTGCCCACTGATGATTTGGCGTGGCTAAATAGTATGGAAGACTAACTATGAGCGACGAAAACACTGATAGGAACGCAGAACGTGAGCAATTGCTGGCGGCACTTGATGCTGCCGACACGGCTGCGGGCGAGGAACCCCAGGAGTCCGGAAATCTCGCGCCGGACAATCAGAGTGATGAGGAGCAAGTTGCTGCGCCGGAACAGGAAGCCGAAGCCCAAGAAGTGGAAGCTGAGGCACCTGAACAAACAAGCGATGCGGAGACTGATGAAAAGCCTCTGACCAACAGAGAGAAGAAGTCCAACGAACGTCTGGACCGAAATTGGGACAAACTCAATGAGGAAAAGGCAGCCCTGAAAAAGGAGAGGGAAGAATTGGAAGCCCTGAAGCAACAGCATCAGGACGATCAGACTTCCCCGGATGACTACCGAGAGTTGGCGGAACGATACAAGGAAGACGGCGAGACTGAACTTGCCGAACTTGCATTGGAAAAGGCTAAGGAAGTTGAGGCACGCAAGACTGCGAACGAACAAAGCAAAGTAGCTGAGTCAATCCAATCTAATTGGACTGAAAACCTGAAGGATCTTCAGGAGCAATACCCGGAGTTGAAAGACTCATCCAGCGAAATGGCGCGAGGCGTTGAAAACATATTGGATCAACGCCCGCATCTCCGAGCTTATTCGGAAGGCATCCAAGATGCAGTTGAGTTCGTGGTCTCAAAGATTGCCGCCAAGAAGGTGGAATCTTTGCAAAAAGAAAACGGCGACCTGAAAGCTCAGGTCGATGAACTAACTAAACAAACCAGTGTTACCGGAGCGCCTCCCGGACGAGAGTCCACGCCGAAGAACTTCGACGACATGAGCCAGGCCCAGCAACGTGAAAAGTTGGTGGAAGCCTTGCGGAATGCCGACGAGCAACAGGCTGGGATGGCCGTGTTTCGGTAACACGCATTAATAGGGGTTAAAAGATTATGGCAGTAGGTACTGGAACCTCTGGAATTAGCACTCAATTCCAGCGGTACTTTTCAAAGGAACTGCTCGACTACATTGTTGAGTCGTTGCAGTTAGTACAATTCGCGCAAAAAGCACCGTTGCCCGCCAAGAGCGGCAGCAAAACCATTCGCTGGTTCCGTTTCGACGAGCCTAGCACTGGCGCTATCGAAACACTCTCGACTGAAGGCACTAAGCCTACTGGCGAGCGTGCTTTGAGCCTGGAGAATGTGGACGCTGACTTGGTGCAATACGGTCAAGTGATCAGCATCACGGACATCCTGCAACTCACCGAGCTTTTCTCGCACGTCGAGCAAGCTGTTAAGGTGACGGGTCAAGATGCCGCGCTGCACGCTGACAAGATTGTGCGTGATGAGTTGGGTAGCAATGTTACCGGCAAGCAAACCCGCATGGCTAATGGCCTTGCTGATTACGCTGCCGTTGGCGCTGCCAGCGCCGCTGATGCCGTTGTGGAGTTTAACGACTTCCTCGACTGCACCACGCAGCTTCGCAAAAACAACACACCGATGATCGGCGGAAACTACGTCGGCGTTGTTAGTCCGGAAGTGGCTAGTGACCTGATGAAGACCAGCGGTTGGCAGAATGCTGCCAGCTACTCCGCTGTTGAGTCGTTGTACAAGGGTGAGATCGGTCGCTTGTGGGGAATCCGATTCCTCCAGACCACCGTTCCTTTCTTGTCTGACGGTAGCACTCAGCACACTTACGACGCGAGCGGCACTGTCCACTCCTCGTTCGTGTTCGGTCAAAACGCCTACGGTGTTTCGGATGTTGCGAGCCAAAGCCCTTACGGGCCGAGCGTGTACGTCACCGACGGCGCCAGCAAGGACGATCCTCTCAACCAGAAAACGGTTGTGGGTTACAAATCGTTCTACGCGGCGAAGACACTTCAGCCGAAGTATTACGTCGAAATGTACTCCAAAACTAACTTCAGCTAATAGCTGACAACTGGGGGGAGGGGAACCTCCCCCCGGCTTTTACAATGCCGATTTACGTTTTTAAAGATGAAGACGGCAAGACCGTCGAGCGCCTTGTGCAACGTGGCACTCAGGCGATTACCGAGGATGGAAGAGTTTACACCCGCGACCTGGTTGCGGGGTTTGGTGTTAGTGGAAATGCAACCGATCCAGGCACCATGAAAGAACAGGTTCGGCGCGGGTACCGGGAACTGGAAAACCGGGGTGGAAGGTGGAAGTCGAACTACAGCAAAAAAGAAATTAAACGAGTCTGGGGAATTTAAGTTATGGCGGGAAGCGATTCATTAAACGGGAAAGCAATTTCGGATACCTACAAGGATCTCTTGCAGGTGCCGAATGCAAATTCGGGCGTGGACGGCACCCTGCGCACGGTGATGGATGGTGAAGGTACCGAAAGCACATTGCAGGTATCGACTGCCGGGGTAAAATCTACCGGCACCCTAGAGTCAACCGGCAACCTTACTGTCGGCGGCACTCTTACCTTGGGCGGCACCGCAATTAGTAGCCTGGAAGATGGGGCGACAGCAGATCAAACCGGCGCCGAAATTAAAACTGCTTACGAAGGTGAAGCAGACACAAACGCATTTACTGACGCCGACCACAGTAAGCTAGATGGAATTGAAACCGGCGCCGATGTGACTGACGCGACTAACGTGGAAGCGGCTGGCGCACTAATGGACTCTGAGCTTACCGACTTGGCAGGAGTTAAGGGTGTCACAATTTCAACCCTCCAGCCTAAGCCATCTGAGGGTGCCTTTGCCGATGGCGATAAAACAAAGCTGGATGGCATCACTGCCAGCGCAAACAATTACAGCCACCCTGACCACACTGGCGATGTAACTTCCACAGGTGACGGGGCAACGGTTATTGCTAATGACGCCGTAACCACTGCCAAGATCGCTGATGACGCCGTGACGGCTGCGAAGATTGCTGATACCAGCGTGACTGCGGGCAGTTACACCAATGCTGACATTACGGTGGATGCACAGGGCCGCATCACTTCAGCGGCCAACGGCACTGCTGGTGGGAGCGGTGAAACTAATACTGCAAGCAATGTTGGCTCAGGAAGCGGAACTGAGTATGGGGTGTTTAAACAAAAGACAGGCGTAGACTTAGAGTTTAAGAAGATTAAGGCTGGGTCGAATATTAGCCTTACTGAAAACGCGAATGACATCACAATAGCATCTACTGCTTCTGGCGGTGGCGGTGGTGACATGACGGGCGTTGATATTACTGCTGGGGATGGGCTTGACATTACTCAGAGCAACACGACTTCCGGCGATTACACCGCAACAATTTCGGCGGACTTAAAAGCTAACGGCGGTTTAGTTATTGAGTCCACAGAGATTGCGGTTGATTTAGGTGCGTCTAGCATAACAGGAACGCTTGCTGCCGGAGACGGCGGAACTGGCCTTACCAGCATTGCTACCTTACTTAACAGCAATACTACTGCCACTGATGTAGGGTTAGGAAACGTAGAAAACACTGCATTATCTACTTGGGCTGGTTCAACAAACCTTACGACATTAGGGACGGTTGCAACAGGGACGTGGCAGGGTACAGCAATTGCTGACAGTTACGTTGCCAGCGCGTCCACTTGGAATGGTAAGATTGCTAACGTATCCGAAGATACTTCTCCGAGTTTAAGCGGCAATTTGGATGTTGGCTCCAACGAAATAAACACCAGCACTAGCAATGGTAACATTGTGTTAAACCCAGATGGCACAGGGTGTGTTGAGGCAAAGGGTGATGGGACAACAGATGGCACAGCGGGAGCTATTAAGCTCAACTGCTCTTACAACACTCACGGCGTTAAGATTCAATCTCCCGCGCATAGTGCTGCGGCAGATTACACTTTGACGCTGCCTGTGGATGACGGCGCAAGTGGTGAGCTACTTTCGACTGATGGTAATGGCGTATTAAGTTGGACTACTGCAAGCGGCGGCAGCGGCACCGTCACCAGCATCGACGCCACTTCAAATGGCGGATTAAAAACCGACAGCGGCTCGGCTATCACGGCCAGCGGCACGTTGGGTATGGATGCCAACTCACTTAGCAGCGACACCTACACATCATCTAGCAGTACGAGCGATTCAAGCGGCTGGTCTGCGGGCGATGAAATCGTTGTGGTGGATTCCGGCACAGCCAATGACCCGACGAAGAAAATCAAAATGCCGTGCGAAATCGGCATTGCGTGCAGCGATGAATCTACTGAGATGTCTACTGGTGATCTGACCACCATTATGATTCCGCGAGGAATGACGCTAACCGAGGTTAAGGTTTCGCTTACCACTCCCAGTTCAATGGATACCGTTTCCGTTGACCTTCAATACAAATCCTCTGGGTCAGGCAGCGCAAACTCAATTTTTGACTCCACTTATCTGGATTTGTACTCATCGGATTATACAAATTCTATGACTGGATTTTACGATTACGACACAAGCAGCAGTGTCGATGTTTTTGATTTAGCAGAAGACTCGTTTATTACCGTGAACTTGTACAACACAGACAGCGATGCCCGTGGGCTGAAGGTTTGGTTACTCGGTTACTGGAGCTAAAATGGCGAACATCATCAATCCATATCGGTTTGGCTCAAGCGGCGGCGGTGGCGGTTCTGATTATGTGACCATTTCCACATCAGCCACCATTAATACCGACTCCTACGATTACGACTATAAATATATCGAGTTTGATTCCACAACATCGAGTGCGTTTCAGGTTACGGATGCTGGCAGTTCGTCTGGCAGTGATTCGATTGAGCTTTATGTGATTGGCGGCGGTGGCGGCGGTGGTGCACAAACCTCTAACTCCAACATAGGTACAGGTGGCGGAGGAGGGGCTGGAGGGTTTATACGCCAGACATCTTTTACCAATGGATCATCTTTAGTCGGCACTTACGATGTAACGATTGGTGCAGGCGGCGGTGGCGGAAGCCCTAATAGCACTCAATCGACTTCAGGAAGTGATTCGCAGGTTGTTAAGCAGGGCGAGCGGAGCATCGATTTCGATGGGTCTAATGATTATCTTGAAACAGGGTCTACCAGTGATTTTAATTTTGGGACAGGTGATTTTTGCATAGAATTTTGGATGAACCCCGCGCAAATAGCCTCTAGCTACGAACTCTTAATAGCTACTGAAAATAGCAGTGGGGCGAGATGGCAGATTTATCAAGAGTCTGACGCTATAAGTTTTTGGGGTTATAACTCATCTGGGACTTATGTTCGCACAGCAACGGCTGCATCTGCTGTTGCAGTAAATAAATGGCATCATGTTGCCGTAACTAGAAATTCTGGAACATTAACAATTTTTGTGGATGGAAAGTCTGAGGCGACTTCAACCTCATATAGTTCGTATGATTTTTCTGATGACGATGGCCTGACTGTTGGGGCTGCTTCGGCAGGAGCATATCATTATGAGGGTAAAATGCTCGGGGTTAGAGTGGTAAATGGTTCTGCGGTTTACACAGCGGCCTTTAACCCGCCGATGGAAAAACTTACTGCCATCACCAACACTAAACTCTTAATTAACCCAACCACAAGTCAGTCAACGTGGACAGACTCCTCGGCTTCGGGACATACGCTAACAGGTTCTGGATGGAGTAATTTTTCATCAAGCCTAGATTCCGAAACCCCATTAATGCGCGGTTTCGGCGGCGGTCACGCAGCGTCTTACAGTGCACAGTACGCCGCAGAGGGCGGGTCAGGTGGCGGGGGGGCTTATTCCCCGAATGCTGGGGCATCTGGCTTTAATGGTCAGGGATACAGCGGTGGCAATGGTGACTACGGAGGGACTTACATACACGGTGGCGGCGGCGGTGCTGGCGGCAATGGAAGCAATGGCTCTTCTGGTGGTACTGGCGGTGACGGGTGGACTGATAGTGGAGGGTGGATGTATTACAACTCATTAGGCCCAGACTCAGACGGATACTTTGCTGGTGGCGGCGGGGGTGCAAGAGGTTCTTACAATGGCGGCAGTGGCGGTGGCGGTTCAGGTGGGCAATACAGTTCCGATGCGGGCACTGATGGATCAACAAACTCCGGCGGTGGCGGAGGAGGAGCGGGGAAATCAAATGGAGCCTCGAACGTATCTAACAGCGGCGGCGGCGGCGGCTCTGGTAAGGTTATAGTCCGGTGGAAATACCAAAACTGATTATGGCTCATTTTGCAGAAATTAATAGTGAAGGCGTAGTTGGCAGGGTTTTAGCTTTGTCTAACGATGTTATCACCCGTGACGGCGAGGAGGCTGAGTCGGTTGGTATTGAGTATCTTCAGGGGATGTTTCCCAACACCAACTGGGTTCAGACCAGCTACAACAATAATTTCCGCAAACGCTACGCTGGGATGGGCTACACCTACGACTCTGACCGTGACGCATTTCTACCGCCCCAACCTTACCCGTCTTGGACTTTATCAGAAGAAACTTTGGATTGGGTTTGCCCTAAACCAATGCCCGAACAGGAGGCTGAATTGGGCGAGGAAGGCTTCATCCATTATGCGTGGAACGAGTCTGCTGGAGAATGGCAGGAAGTGCCGGATCGACCCGAAGGGCATTGGTGGTCTGAGGAAGATTGGGCGTGGTATCCGCCAATGCCGAATGACGGTCAGCATTATGTGTGGAACAACGAAACCAAAGAATGGGACGTGGATAATTCCGCGCCGGGTGGAGGAGAATAGAAATGCCGCATAAAAAGAAGAAAACTAAAAAGGGTAAAAAAGGTGGCTATGGCTATTAAAAGAAAAGCACTAACAGCACGCCAACAGGCTACGCTTAAACGTCACTCGACGCACCACAGTGCCAAGCACATGTCCGAGATGCGCAAGTCAATGAAGGCGGGCAAGACCTTTGGTCAAGCGCACAAAGCCGCAATGCGGAAGGTGGGCAAGTAATGGCTAAGTCAATTGCCAGAACTACAAAAGGCAAAGGCGCTAACTATCGGCCCACCAAGTCAGGTGCTGGGATGACCCGGAAGGGCGTGGCGGCATACCGAAAGGCCAATCCTGGGTCAAAGCTAAAAACTGCGGTTACCGGGAAGGTTAAGGCTGGATCTAAAGCCGCCAAACGCCGGAAATCTTATTGCGCTAGGTCTGCTGGCCAAGCGAAGAAATTTCCAAAAGCAGCAAAAGACCCAAACTCGCGGCTTAACCAGGCTCGCAGAAGATGGAAGTGTTAGATATGAAAAAAGGATTATACGATAATCTTCACGCAAAACGTAAACGAATAAAAGCTGGATCCGGCGAGAAGATGCGGAAGCCCGGTACTAAAGGTGCCCCAACTAGGGCTGCATTTAAGGCGTCAGCAAAAACCGCAAGAAAGAGGAAGTAATGCAGGAGTACAACCCCGGCAGCATCGACAGCATTCTAACGCGCATGGAAGCGCGGCAGGTGCAAAACACGGAGCGGCTTGAGCAGATTTTGAGCAAGATCGAGCAGCACGAGGAACGCATTGAGCGACTGGAAGCCTTTCGCTGGTGGTTACTGGGTAGCGTGTGTGCAGGGAGTGCTGGTGGGGCAGCGGCATTGAGTAAAGTTTTTGGAGGATGAATTTGGCGTGGAACAAAAAACAGACATGAAAAAACCTGGATACAAAACAACCGAGTTCTGGATGAGTTCGGTGGCAATGCTAATCGGCCTTGCTTATGGGAGCGGCCTTATTGCTGAGACCGGAACATCTGGCATAGAGAAGTCAGTGGCATTTATTGCATCAGCACTGGCGGCGCTTGGATATAGCGCAAGCCGGGGCAACGTGAAAGCGGCTGAAATTGAGAGCAATAAATGATCACCGAAGTGTTAGCCGCATTGAGGGCACTCCCTGCCATTGTGGATGCCCTCAATGCGGTAGCGGATGCGACAACTGCTGCTGCTGCAAGTGCCAGGCGTGAGGAGAAAGATGAAAACATTGACGATCTTATTGCTGCTGCTCGCCAGCGCCGTTTGGAGCGGATGTCTGAGCCAGAAGTTGATGGGGTTCGAGGAAGCGACCCTAGCGGACCCAGAGGGGTTCGAGGCAGCAGTGGCGACGGATGAAGGTGCGCGGTTTGTGAAGAGTTTGGGTTTATTGATCAACAAGTACGAAGAGATTTTAGAGAAGGGAAACTAGGATGCCAGATATCACTAAAGGAAAAACATTTTCATCCGGCGACACTGTAACGGCGGCGGACCTTAACTCACTGCTGGATGATGCGGTGATTAATAATAATGCAGTCACGGATGCAAAACTTGCTGATTCGGCATGCACTACCGCTAAGATTCCTGATGATAATGTTACCTACGCCAAAATTCAAAACGTGGCTACCGCCAACAGGGTTCTGGGTAGTACATCCGCTGACGGTGTAATTTCTGAAATCCAGGTCGCTACAGACATGATTGCGGATAATGCTGTGACTGCTGCAAAGCTGGCAGTTGGCGCGGCACTTCCAACTGGGTCGATTACTCAATACGCTGGATTATCTGCCCCTGATGGATGGTTGCTGGCAAACGGCGATGCCACCCTAAACACGTTCACCTACAAAGACCTTCATGCTATAATCTCAAACACCTACGGAGGAACTGCATACTCGGCTGGGGTAACGGATCAGGATGGAGTTTCCACTACGTTTACATTGCCAGACTTGAGGGGCCGAATCCCTGTTGGCGTAGGTCAGCAAACAAGCGGCAAGTGGGATTCTGCGGAAGAGGACTATTCTGGTTCCGGCACTAACTTTGCTTTAGCGGCAACTGGAGGCACTGAAGATCATAAGTTATTAGAAGCTGAAATCCCTTCGCACGATCACGGAATGCCAACTGGTACAAATGACATCCGAACGACTACTAACACACTGGGAGGCAACAATGACCACGCCAACAGCGGTGGTGGGAATGTAGGCAAAGATACTTTCGAGGCATTCGGCGGAACTTCTTCACACAACAACCTGCAACCGTACATTGCGTTGAATTACATTATTAAAACCTGATGACTAAATCGGCTATAGCACAATTTGTGGCGGATAAACTCCAGAAGAGTGACGCGGGTTCGCTGACTCTTTTGAAAAGTTTTATTGATCGCCGGTATGAGATGATTTGGGACTCCGGTCTTTGGCGCGAAACGCTAGGGAC